TTTTGAAAATTGCGATAGAAAAACACAGCTGCCGCGCTTTGCGGCAGAACGGAGGATACCGTGACAGACAAAAAGCTGATCTCATCTTTACAAGGACTGCGGGCAGTCGCATTTTTGTGCGTGGTCATCTCCCATTGCGGGGCGCCGTGGCTGGGTCCGTGGGCGATTTCAGTATTTGTGGCGCTGTCCGGTTTTCTGATGGTCTGCAACTATTACGACCGCCCTCGCACAGCACCGGGGCTGCAGTCTGCCATGAATCAGCTTATTTAGAAACGGAATCAGCAGATAAAACAACAGAAAACAACCTGTGAAGTTATCAGCCACTGTAAAAAAGGGGAAAATCATTTTCAAGAAGCCCTTGACTGAAAATGGTTCATAACCAGAAAAGAAAAATAAACACCATATAACTATTCTATAAAAATAAACCTCGCCTAGTAATTTGCAAAATTTCTTTTTTGTGATATCTGAGGTACACATAAAGTATCCTGTGATTAAAACAAAGCAATCAATGCCTGTCTTTCCTCCCCAGCCGAATAACAGTAGGAAATAATCTTTTACTCCTAGCTGTGATTGCTTTTCTATACAGTCCAGCAATCCAGAATTTACGACATAATGGTGGGCTACAATCATCAGCATTGAGAGGATTCGAAAAAGTTCAATATTAGAACTCCTTACCCCCCCCCTAAAATTTTGAGTCTTGGTTAAATTCGCATTCATTTATCTTCCTCGCATCAGAGCAAATAGAACTTTATGAGAGCCATCTTATTAAATGTTTGTCTTCCGGTCTTGGCTCATTTGGAAGAACCCAATCTACAAATTCCAGCTTTTTATACATATTCAAGGCAGCTTCATTTTCTCTATCTGCATATAAGTGGATTGCTTTCATTCCGGCGTCCTTAGCCTTTTCTATAAAGCCCTGCACCGCAACTTTTCCGTATCCTTTGTTTGTGTACTCAGGAAGAGACGCCACCAGTCCATTTTGAACTGCATAATCTTCAAACTCAGCCAATAGCGAAGATGCCAGTTTCTTACCCTGATATTCCTTTGCAACTGCAAGCATTGAAAGATATGCGGTTTGGGAAGTCGTGTCATTAAAATAAAGGTTATCGTACAGAGCCTTAGATTCACGCAGGAACTCCGGACTGAAGATGATGTTCTTGCTGTTGAACTTCTCACGCACAGAGGCGGTATAGCCCACAGGAATCGTGGACTTGATTACCATGATGGCATCCGGGTTATATTCCATAACCAGCTTGATGACAGCTTCGACTGCCGATGTGTCAAAGTGCTGGGTGTGGCTATCGTAGTTTCTGGACTAAACATACCGCGGCGAAGTTGCTCGACAGTGGCGTATAAAGCTCACTTATTGCGTTATGTAGCTACATACCCCCTTTTTTGAGCATAAAAAAGAAGCCGTCGATTATGGACTAATCGACGACCTCAAACCCGGTCAGGGAGTAAAATGTTCACTTTTCTTCGGATAAGTGATTAAGCTCACTTATTTGGATTTTTGATGTTTTTAAGTGATTATATTCACTTATTTTTGCTGGATGACGACTTCATCTAAAATCTAGGATGGCGTAAAAAGCTCACTTTTTCTAAGTGAACAGAATCACTTATTTTCAATAGCTATAAGTGAGCTTAATCACTTATTTTTGTCGTTCGCAGATACAAAAGTGATTTTATTCACTTGTTGAGTAGACTCATCCAAAATGTCTCCTGCCCACCCGGTCACCTTCCGCCTTGCTGCCTTGCAAGCATCCTGGACCGTGACCCGGTGGGCTTTTTTTGGCCTGCTTCGCCACACGCCCCTTACACTGCCCCACTGTCGCGTTTTATCGGCAAGGCCGAGGAACTTTCCGCAGAGGACATTTCTTCGCCACACAGGGGCTTTGTTGGGCTTAGATTTTCGTCCAGAGCTATTCCGTTTTCCACTAAAAACGGGGAAGATAAATCGAAGCTCACAAGCTGCTGTCCGGGGATACTTTTCCCCTCCAGACGATATGTATTGTCCTGGTTCCACCGCATATCCCGATAGATCATCCTCACAAACGCCATACACTTGATTTCGCAGCTGTTGCTCACATTCAGCTTCGGTGTCTTATGAGAACCTGCATCTTCGGCCGCGCAGTTCTGGACTGCTACCTGTTTTGCTTTCCGATTATACAGAAACCGATAGTTGGTCGGCCAGCCGAGTTCCTCCAATGTACTGCGGAAGATAGTGATTCTTCCATCTACAGCATTAAAGGTCAGGCCCAGCATCCGCTGATTCCATGTTCTTTCATTCACTTCTCTCCCCTCCTTAAAAATGGGCGCACTTCTCCCTTGGTTTCTGTTGAGTGTTTTTATTTATTTCCGGTGTCGGGTTCATTTTTTCCTGTCAAGATGCCCATCGACACATATCCGTCCATCTGCTTGATTTCGGATTCTTTTAGATGTTCTTCCACTGGCACACCGAAAGTACCTGCAATATCATCTGGGTAAAATCCCTTTCTCGCATTCGCAGGTCTTACATCCTGTGTCTGAGGAGCAGCACCCTTCTTGCGCTTCTGGGGTTCATAAAAAACCTCTGGCACGAGCAGATCAAAAACGTACAAAGTTTCACCCTCAAAGGTGATTCTGTAGCCCAGCATCTTGTACCGACATTCCCTATCCCATCCCATTTCCTTATAGACCAGTTCTGAAAAAGGCTTGCAGGACATCTTCCGACTTTTGCGCTTGTCCTCCTTGGCGATGCACCAGCGTAGCGCATCTTTTTCATTTTCATCGCAGCCGCGCACGACAATGCGCTTCAAGTCGCTGTTGAACATGACGTGTACATAGACCACATCCTCCAGCCCAGTGATACAGGCCGTGTTGAACGTGATGCTGTCCTTGCGGATCACGATGGCCGGGTCACGCAGATGTGCAAAAAGTTCCTTACGCACGACTTGGTATCCGTCATACGAAAATGTACTTTCCAGTTCTTCAGCCCGTGCATCTCTATCATTTTCTACTGACTGTTCATTCATCGGAACACTCGTTTTGTTCTCCTCCATCTGTATCAGTCCATCCTTCCATTATTTCTTCCGCTTCGTGAAGCAACGCATTTAAATTTTCTACCGTAAATGTATTCATTTCTTCTATTTCTGCTGCTGGTCTAAGTACATCCCAGTTTCCGGCATAATGTTTCTGTTGTAAGAGGCTAATCTGCGCAATGCTTGTGATTGGTTGTCCAAAGGTTCCTGCCCATTCCGGCGGAAGAATGTAAATCGTCTGCTTAACTGTTTCGCCTTCAGCATCTTCTCCCTTGGGCGGAAGAACGATTTCTTCGACTTTGACCATTTCCGGTTCGTCCAGTTCAAAGAGCATCAACTTATTATCGCCCTGCTCCACAAACTGTCCACGAAAACGGTATTTTAAGCCATCTTCCCATTCCATGATGTCAAAAAGTGCTTTTGCTAGACCACGGCAAACAAGTGTACTGGCACACCACCGTCCCTCTTTCAATCGCCCCCAATGAATTGCATTCGGATTGCTCTTTTCGCAGGGGCGGATAGCAACACAGCGGTCAACCGAGTTCAGAAGCAGTTCTACATACTCAACATTTTCAAATTTTTTCAGACAAGCTGTATTAAACCGCAACCTTCCATTTGAAATCGTCATGGCCGGATTCCGCAAAGTCGAGAAATACTGTGCACGGACTACTTCATAGCCGGTCAAATCCAAACGATTCATGACTTCTACCGTGTCAGTTTCTTTCTCCAGCATTACACTTTCAGAAGCCTCTCGATATTCCTCTGCTGAAAATCCTGTCCAGTCTTTGTCGAAAGGTACATATCCACGAAGAATGCCGTCATCGACCACACTCAAAACTGGCAGAGGACGTTTTCGCTTTGCATAGCTCCGGGATGCTCGCAGATGATTTGCTGCATTATAGACCTCTCTGGATACAATTGCCTCATGATGGTCGAAATTCCAATATTGTGCACGTTCGTTATTTTTGATTTTCTTCGATTTATGAGTCAAATAATTGGGTGTGTAAGTTTTTCTTGCTAAAAGATCTCCACAATGTCTTTCATTGGCGATCAAAGCAGCCAAAGAACTTGGATTCCATTCTGTATTACCTAATTTTGTTTTCCTTCTATAATCGGTCAACAGTTCAGCAATTTCCGTAAGCGAGAATCCGTTCAAATACAAATAATAAATCACCTTTACAGTCTGTGCTTCTTCTGGATTAACCACAAGGTTACCATTTTCATCCAGATCGTACCCCAAAAGTTCTGGAATAAGAAACATTCCGTCTTTATAACGTTGTTCAAGAGACCAATTCATCAGAAGAGATTTATTATGAGATTCCTCCTCTGCCAAAGAAGCCACAATGGACAAGAGCATCCGTCCATTGATGTCTAACGTTGAAATATTATCTGTTTCAAACTTTACACCTACGGGTGGCTCAAGATCCTTCAACATACCAACTATTGAAAGGCAATCTACAATGTTTCTAGCGAATCGAGAAATCGATTTTGTAAGTATAAGGTCAATTTTCCCAGCTTTACAATCTTCAATTAGCTTCTGCATTCCCTTTCGGTGCTCAAGAGAAGTACCACTGATGCCCTCGTCAGCATAAATTCCAGCGAACTCCCAACCTGGTTGCGCCTTGATATACTTAGTATAATAATTCTTCTGAAGCTCATAGGATGAAGTCTGTTCATCATTATCAGTTGAAACACGTACATAAGCAGCAACACGACGAATGGTGTTGCTTGTTTCCAAGTTCTCTGAAGATTTCGCAGGAATTACTTTAATTCTGGATGTATCCGTGCCTTTATAACGTTCTCTAATTTTTTGTTTGCGCTCTTGCCGTTCACTTTTTGTCATTTGTTTCCTCTCAATCTTCCGGCTGGATGCTCCAATACCACTGACGCATCCTCCGGTAACTTCGGATGCCGAGTTCCTTTTTTATGTTTTCTGCTGTCCTGCGGCTGATACCTTCATCGCTCAGCCTTATGTAGATTTCTCTGGATCTCATATCACCCTCTGAAAGCAGTTTCTTAATCAGATAGGCCGCTTTCTCGGCTTTCGATTCAAAGTTTGGTGCTTCCGGCTCTGCTGCCGGATTTGGTGCAACTTCACATTCCAGCCATTTGAAGCCCTGCTCTGCTGTTATCGAAAACCGGATTTCACCATCGGATGGAGCCAGACTGTTCTTTATCTGCCGGACGATGCGGATATCGGCGTTCTCTGGATCTCTCTCCACCTGCAGGACACTCCGGGCAGCCGCCACCACATCGATACTGCCGAGACTCCGATACAGACCTTTTGTTCCCTCTTTCTTGTTGAGGTGACCGATCAGCACAATGGCACAATCATATACGGATGCCCACATTCCAAGACGCTGCATCAACTTTCTGGCTCTGCCTGCAATCTGGAGGTCAGAGTCACTTCCGAGATACGCCTGTATCGGGTCGATGACTACCAGCCTCGGCCGGAATTCTATAATAGCCTGCCGGATACGTTCATCATCCAGCGTCAGCCCACTGTAGGTTTCTTCATTTATGAACGCCACATTCCTGCAATCGGCTCCGCACTTTTCCAGCCGAGGCTTGATGGTATCCGAAACGCCATCTTCCGAACACTGATAAATAACCCTCTGTGGCATCCCGACCGGCTTACCATCCGGGAGGCCCCCACCATTGGACAAACCGGCAATCAGATTCATCATCATTGTGGACTTTCCGTCACCGGGGTCGCCTTGAAGCAATGTGATCTTTCCAACTGCAATGAACGGATACCACAGCCAGCGAACAGAAGTCGCCTGTACATCACTATATAATGTAAGAATCCCCACTTGCTCTTTACTTGCCATTGTCTTTCCTTTCCAATTGCAGTCTTCTACTACATTTATATTATAGAATATGTGCGGTGCTTTGACTTCCACCTGTCAGATGGAATGAAGTCGAAAATTCCACCTATCAGGTGGAATAACAGGCTAAGACCACACTACTGATAGGGGTAAGTGGCTCTGCGGTCTTAGAGTGTCCTCACTCTGTTGCCATACATTTTCTCCTGCGAGATAATCATATCAGCCTTATGCGGGTAAACCATAAGGAGGACTGTATGGCAATTGACTATACTGCGCTTGGACAGCGCATCGCCAATTTTAGGAACAAAGGAAATTTATCACAGGAAGAACTCGCTTTCAGGTGTGAGGTTGGCTATAAGCACATCAGCAACATTGAACTCGGAAAGAGTAAGCCCAGTTTGGAATCTCTCGTGCAGATTGCAAATATCTTGAATGTATCGGCAGACGACCTTCTCGTAGACAGCCTGACGCATTCCACCTCTACAGCTGATACGGAGATTCACCGACTGCTTTTGGACTGCAATGCAACTGAACAGGAAATCCTCACCCGGATGGTAAAGGAGGTGAAAGCGATTTTATACGGGTTAGGCATCTGACTTTGTAACTCGTTGACCATATAACAAAAAAGCCCGCATAAGCCACAGCTGCACTTCGGATCACACCGAGGTGCTGTCTGTGGTTCATGCGGGTAAGGCAAAAAAAGAAACCCACCAACGTACCATGTAGGATTCTACACAGTGCGCCAGTGGGCCAATTATTTTCAATTATGCGCTTCTTTTCTTATATCTCCTGTGGCCTTGTACATGACTGCCGTTTCTCATTGCTTTAGCAAGTCAGACAAGCAGTATTCTCCATTTGGGATATTTGCGGTTCTACGATATTCTTTAATCGCCCCCACCAGTGTTTGTGGATCACTAAAATAGTCTTTCACGAATTCATACGACTTTACATTATGCATACGGAGATTCACTTTACAAAACTCACTCGGCTTCTTCCCAGAACGCTTAAAATGTTCATACTCTCCCTCATTATGGATAATCAACATTTCTATTTCGGGAGCTGTAATGACATTAATAACATCAATCTTATTTTCGTATGCCTTGCTGAATCGAAATTCTTCCCTGCGCGAATCTAGAATCCGTATGACAGAAACCTGATCTGCAAATTCCTTACGTAAGTAACGTTCCTCAAATTTCTTTGCGTTCCTGCATCGGATAACTTCTTCATTGAGCATTTCTTCTCTGGTAAAGATCAAAAGGTCATTATCGACCAGTATATCGATAATCGCAGCCTCCGCCGAACCCTCGCAGATACACGCCTTATATTTTGCCAATTCCATTCTGCCGCCTCCTTAATAAATTGAAGCAGCCAGGTTCTTCTTCAAGCGCATATAGGCCTCATACGCAGGGGTCGTTCCTTCCAGAAATCCACTCTGATATGCATCGCTTTTTTTAATATCATTACGTTTCAATATATAGCTCAGGTTTTCTACTGTGATGCCATTACGGTTTCTTACGATACAAATTCCATCATTGCGGTCATATTCATCCAACAACTCTGGATAATGTGTTGTAAAAATCAGTGTTCCACCTTTTTTGTTAAGTCGGCTATCCATAAAGAAACGAATCAGTGTTGTTACAATTTCCTTATTAAAATGGTTTTCAATTTCATCTACCAGCAAGTATCCACCAGATTGAAGTACCTCCTTCACCATTGAGAATGTAATAATACCTTTGATTGTACCGGAAGACAGATACTGCTCAAGGTCCACTGCATTGTTTAAAACAATTTCATCTTCATTTCGGAATTTCAAATGGATAAATGTCTTTCCCTCTGTTTGCTCGAAGCACAATTTTTCAATGGTTGGGTCCAGAAAAGCAATCACTTCCAATGGAATATCCTCAGTAAAGGGAAGCACATTCACATTCGTGTAAGAAAGTAAGCTAAACACTTCCACCGTATCATTTGCTTTTTTATTATGTGCAATGATAAAGCTGACATCATCTGAAAGATATGCTTCATCGCTATTACGCGATGCCACAGGCTCCATTCCGGTGAAATCCGTCAAATACTTCTTCGACTTGATACTGACAATTGATTTTTCCCACAGTCTTTCGGACAGGATCGAATACACATAATCTCCTGCCTTTGCTTTTTTTGCCGTAATTACAGTTTCTAGGCAGCAGACATATTTACGATTATCATAAAAATAAGTGCAAATCGTAGCTTCTCTTGCTCCACCAAGAATAGTTTTTGCCTCTACATGATTAATGGGCTCATTCTTTACAATGTTCAGAGCCAAATTGATAACCTTTAACACAGAGGTCTTACCAGACGCATTGATTCCAATAAACGCATTGGTAGTGTGAAGATAATAATTATCAATCAAATTATATAGACTACACTTATCATCCTCACTTACGCGCTGCTGTGTGTAAAAACAGATATCTAGGTTTTCTTTAAACAGTGGAAGTCCCTGTGCGGTGATACGGAGTATTTTCATGTATCATTCTCCCTTCTAAAAACGGATTTATCGTTTTTATTTTCTTGCAATCTTATTATACCCCTATCGCCAGAAAATATCAACGGGTTTTCCGTTTTTATTTGTCAAATTTCAAACTTCTATACACATCCCCTAGGAAGCTCACAAACTCAGGACTCATCGTTTCAACGATCACCTTCCCGTCTATATCTCGCAAAGCCTCCAGTGCAATCTGCCCGATGTCGCTCATGTCCGATTCCATTCGTTTCACCACATCAGCTACTGCCTCGTCGATGAATGCAGCGAATTTTGCACCGTCAACAGTGCTTTGTACGGGCATTGGTGCGCCATCGTCACCGAACAGCCGGATGACCTTTGGGTCAAAGACTTCCTCGATCTTTTTCAATGCTTTACTCTCTGGCATTTCTCCCAGATACCCTTTCATTGCACTCACGATTATCACTTCCAATGGTGTTGTTCCATAATCCTCTACCGATAACCACGATAATTTTTTCATATCGTCATCTCTCCTGCTATGTGTATTCCTCGTCATCCACAACATATAACAGATCTCTGCACATAGCAATCCCCACATGTAAAAAAGAATAAAATCTCCCACAAACAAAAAAGGCCCTGCCAGATGCAGCCACAAAAGCCACACCCAGCAGGGTCATATCTCATCCTTATACTGCTTCTTTCCTCTCACGCTTTGCAGCGGTTGTCAGATACCGGCGGTACTGAATGCTGAATCCGTACACTTTGTAAGGGGCATCAATGTAGACCACATTGCCGTTCAGGTCACTCCGCTTATAGCCCATGAAGCTGGTGAGTGTTCTACGGTTACCCTTTGAAGTCAGTGTCACACCGAAGTTTGTCTTGTAGGTCGCCACATCTCCCTGCAATACTCCACTTTCAATGAAAGCACAATAGATACCTTTTTCAAAATGAAGCATATCGGGGGCTTCCGCAATCCGCTCAGGCGTCAACTTGATTTTTCCATTGTGGACGGCAGCGGTCTTTCCCTCAATTGGCTTTCCCTCGGCATCTCGCATCAGGCTTCCCTGTACATCCAGCCCGTTGACTTTCAGGGGCATCCCACTTGCATTGGCATCCGGCAGTTCTTTCAGGCAGGCGAGGAAGTATTCAAAGTTCTTCTTCATGATGGCCAGAACACCCTGCTCTTCTTCAATAGTCTGCCGTTCCTGCCTGAGTGTTTGCAAGCGTTCCTGCAGGTCATTCACAAGCTCCGTATAAATCTGGGCTTCCGAGCCTTCCTCCGTTTCCGTCCCATAGAAGCTCACTCCGATACTACCCGGTGTCAGTCCGCTTCGGATGTCCATGTCGATATCATCAATGGTCATCTCACCATTGGAAAGGGCTTCGTTCAGTTCCGCACTCTGCTCCAGAGCAGCTTCCCGAAGAGCCGCCACCTGATGGCTGATAGCATCCTGCAGGCGTTCTTCCATCTCTTTAATCTGGTTCTCTACGGTCGCCATCCTCTGTACCGAGATACTGCTGTTGTTTGTCAGTTGGACAGCCTGCTCATAGGCGTTATCGAACATGGTCACGATCATGGAAGCGTCTCCGTGCTGTTCATAATCACGCTTCATGCTGTAGAGCAGTTCCATGAAGCTCTGTTCCAGCGCACATTCATGGTAGACTTCCGATGGACACCGCTCATCAGCGGCTTTGCGTTCCTCATCCGACAAGCGTCCAAGTTTGCTCCGGCAATACGCTTTCTGGTCGGGTGTACCATTCTTCGGCGGTTCACCATCCCTCTCTCCAACTTTTCTCTTACACCGCCAGACTGGATAGGAATAGGTGTATTTTCCAGATACTCTCCGGTATACTCTCCGGTATCCTCCCCGGTCGCCTGTAAGCTCCGCTCATCAGTATAACCGTTTGCCACTCCCGTGTAGGTCACACGGAAGAATCCCTCACCGCAGGGCTTTCCGGCATCCGGTCCGTTCTCCAAAATTGCACCACAGCGCAGGTTTCCAAATGGAGAACCTTTGATGCTCTTTACCTTTTTCTTGCCGGGGCCTTTGGTCATGTCCGTCCTCGGCTTCTCGAACAGCATGGTCTGCACCTTGTCCCAAGTTACACGGTCGATGATGCCCACATGATGGTTTTTCACATAGTAACGGGGTGCCTCGCCCTTGTTGATGCTGGAACGGTGGGTCAGGAAGTCTTTGGTGATGGTCTTCTGCATCTCGATGTCGCCCACATACTTTTCATTCCGCAGAACGATCAGAATGGAACTTGCTCTCCACTTCTTCCCGTTGACCGTGAGCTTCTCCATCTGGTTCAGTTCCCGTGCAATTTTATTCGCCGTCTGTCCTTTCACATAGCGGTCGAAAATGTACCGGATGATTTCTGCCTGCTCTGGCACGATGACCCACTGCTTATTAGGCCCCAACTCATACCCCAGCATCCGCTTCAGATTGATGTGCGGAACACCAGCCTGAAACTTCTTCTGGATGCTCCAGCGGATATTGTCTGAAATGGAACGGCTCTCATCCTGTGCCAAAGCCGAAAGAATCGTCAAAATCAGTTCGCCTTTGGCATCCAGCGTGTCGATATTTTCTTTTTCAAAGTAGATACCCACGGGCGGCTTCAACTGTCGAAGCTCACGGGTACAGGTCAGGGAGTCGATGGTATTTCGTGCGAATCGGGAAATGGACTTCGTAACAATGTAGTCCAGCTTGCCATCCATCGCGTCCTTCATCATGCGGTTAAATTCCTCACGATGCTCTCGGTTCGTACCAGACTTTGCTTCATCTGCATAGATGCCAGCAAAAATCCAGCCGGTTTTCCGAGTGATGAGGTCTTTGTAGAATGCTTTCTGGGTCGTGTAGGAAGTCTGCTGGCTCTCATCTCCCGTGGAGACACGGCAGTAGGCTGCCACTCGGATATTGGTCTGGCTTTTGAGCTGACCGCCGTTCTGTACCGAACGTACACTGGCGGGAATCACATCTACTTTTTGTCTTGTCATAATCTGCCCCTTTCTGCCAGCCTTATGACTGGCTCTTATTTTCTTCTGGTTCTTCTTACATACTTTTTCCGCTGGCTGCCATCACGCATCGTATGCCCGTCATAGTAGCTTGCGGTATTGCGGTAATCTTCAATGTTGGAATCCATCTGCACCTCGGTCTTGGTATCATCAAACCAGTGAACCGTGAACTTCAGCGGTGAATAGATGGTAATCGAAAGGATAAATGCCTTGCAGTGTTCTTCGGTCACTTCATTTAAGAAAGCCACCGTACCATCCCGACCCACCGGGAGGTTCTTCATCCACTCGATTGCCTTTTCCCTGCGTTCATAGTCGCTCTCCAGCTCTTCCCAGTAGTTTTCCATGTAGTCGAGCTGTTCGGTCAGCTTCTGCTCAGTGTCTGTGTCTTTTTGAACATCCTGCTCCAGCTTCTCAATGAGTTTTTTCTTTTCCTCAATGGAAGCCGGACTGATCATCTCATCTCCGAGGACTTCCAGACGAGTATGCATCACATCTACCTGACTTTTCAGAAGCCGAATCTTCTTATTGGTGCTTTCCACACTGGTGTGGGCGGCGGCAATCTGCTTCTTATAAAAAGCACGGTCGCGTTCCATGAAGTCCAGCTTTTGAATGCTTTCCAGTCTTGCAAGCATCTGGCTCACAAAGGAATCCGCTTCCGGTGTGAAGTTGTCATACTGCTCTTTGAAACGTCCGCTCATGATATCTGCCACAGCCACATTGTCGTGAATGGGCTTGATGGTCAGCCGGAACCGTTCCAGAATCGCCTTACGGAATACACGAACAATCTGTTCCTCGTATACTTTCTCTGCATGGCAGATGCACTTTCCAGTCGTCTGGCTGCTCGTAGGGCATCTCCAAATGGGATTGCTTCCGTTTCCATTTGTCACAGAGTAGAACCGTCCACACTCCCCACAGATGAGCCTCTGAGAAAATGCTCTCGGCTTCTTCTTGAACCTTGTCCTGTTATACAGTTCACTGTTTGCCTTTACGACTTCCTGCGCTTTTTGAAACAAATCCTCATCAATGATTGCCGGATGGTGGTTCCGGACAAAATACTGTGGAACTTCACCGTTGTTTTTCTGAACCGTATGGGTCAGATAATCCGGTGTGAACACCTTCTGAATGAGAACTGCTCCCATGTATCGCTCGGCACGGACGATTCTCGTGATATTCCCTCCAGTCCAGCCGTCCTGTAAATCACTGTTCAGCTGTCCTTTCTTGGAATTCCGCTTTCTGGCCCTCGCCATATCTGACTCCGGAGCCGGAATCTTATCCAGATTCAGTCCCCTTGCGATTTCCGTATAGGCTTTGCCTTCCACGACTTCGTTGAAAATGCGCCGGACGACCTTGGCTTCTTCTTCCACGACCTCGATGTCTTTATACTCATATCCGCTCTCGGAAGTAACCATCTTCCCGTTGTAGCGGTATCCGTACATAATCTTGTTGGGAACTTCCCCTTTCGGAAAGCGCATCTTATTGCCCTGTCGGATGTTATCGGAAATGCTGCGGCTTTCTTCCTGTGCGATGGCGGCCAGCGTTGTAAGGATGAAGTCGCTGGTCGGGTCTGCCGTATCCAGATTTTCTTTCTCGAACAGAATCGTCACTCCGCAGTCGTGCAGGGTATCCAGTGCCGTCATAAAGTCAGCCGTATTTCGGGCAAATCGGGAAATGGACTTGCACACAATGCGGTCGATTTTGCCATCCTTACAGTGGCGCATCAGCCTGCGGAATCCAGTTCTCTTTTCCTTGGAAGTGCCGGAGATACCGTAATCGGAGTACACACCGACTGCATTCCATTCCGGATTGCTTTGAATCAGCTGATTAAAATACTTTTCCTGCGTTTCGTATGAGTTCTCCTGGTCGCTCATATCCGTGGACACGCGGATATAAGCCGCCACACGGATGCTTCCAATCTTCTTTTTGGTGGTGCGGAATGTCGCAGTCGAAACAAACTTGCTTTCCTGCGGTTCATTCTCGGCAGCGAAAAGCTGTGTGAACTCGCTCTCCATACTACTTTGCAGCCTTTCTGCAATATCCGGCTGCTCCATAACCTTTTTGGCATCCAGAGCTTTCTGGATAAGGGCTGTGATACCGGCATCAACGATGTCTTTGGATTTTGAGGTTGATTGCTTCTGTAGTACTGCTTTATCTGACGCGCTTTTCGGCTTTTGTTGAGTAGACTTGCCTTGATGCGTGTCAGTCGGTGGTAAAAAAGAAGCTGTGGCGACATCCGCACTTTGACGAACATCTGCCACAGCTTCCGTAGGTTTCTTCTGCCTGAGAGCGGCTTCCAGTAAAGCCGAGACATCCACAGCGGATGCATTCGCTCTCTTCTGCTGTTTCTGTTGGACTGTACTTTTCACAGTCTTTTTCTGCAAACTTGCAAGGAAATCCGTACCAGCACTCATAAATCATCGCTCCTTCCTGCCCGCTTCTTCTCTTTGGGCAGTCACATATTCCCTCTGTTTCGTGATATTATCAAGTAAATTTGGCCGCAGAAAGACGGAGAATAATGCGGTTGATTATTGTCCTATTTGCACCATATGTACGCCCCGCCCAAGGAGGACGGGGACTGTTTTAGATACGAGCGGCGTAATCCAGACTGATCCAGCCTGCACCGGATTTCAGCTTGCCCCAGCCTTTCGTGGAACCCGCGCCGGCAAATTCCGCAATAATGGTGAACACCCCCTTGCCGGTGTGCTGCCCGGTCTTCGCATAGTTCGTGCCCGGACCCTTGCGGATATTGAGATTGCTGATGGACACCCGGACTGCATACGGGACAGACGAGGTTTGGGTCACAGGATAGGTTGCCTTACCATCCGGGTCGAAGACATAATAGCCCGGATTCTTATCCGCACACTGCTTCGCATAGGTGAGGTCATGGAATGCGCCCTTCTGGGACGCAGCATTCTGCCAGCTCTTACGCACACGGTACCAGCCAGAAATGGTGGTGCTGCTGCCGGAGGTGGCATTGTACTGTGTCAGATTCCAACGCTCGATGATATTGCAGAAATTCTGCACATAGGTGTGGCTGGTGGCGTAACCGCCATCCTTGATGATCTGTGCCGCTTTCTTGCAATCGGTACAGCCCTCCAGACCCTCGTAGCGTTTCTTACTGCCGTTCATCGCACCAAGCAGATACGCCGCATGGTCGGCAATGGAGTCCTCGACACAAGCGTACTTGCGAAAGTCGGCGGTGATCGTGACCATCGAGCCGGCTGCATTCTGCTCCTGCGTTTTCTTCGTGTAGACGGACTTGCCGTCCCATGCGGAATTCGGCCAGCTGTTCCCAGAAAGAGAGGTTTTCATGCCGAAGCAGTTATTGGCCTTTTGCGCCAACTCGGATTTGCCGTATCCAGACTCCAGAATGAACTGTGCCATCGACACGCAAGCAAGGATGCCCGTGGTTTTCTGGTTCGCAGTAAACAGCGGACCAATCTTTGCAACTGCTTCTGCCTCGGTGAGATTCTTCAGCGAAGTTGCCTGCATACCGGATGAAGTAGATGAACCGCTCAGTGCCGCCGTTACTTTTGCGGCCAGATCATCCAGACGGTTATAGAGCCAGTCGCCGGGGCAGCTTTTGTTGGCAAACCACCGGTGAACCGTCAGCACCATTTCATCTGTTGCCGGCGCGTAATTGAGAGTTTTATTCTTATCGCCCAGCCACAAGAGCTTCTTCTTGCCGTTACGCTGGCAGATATCGATGCAGAGCTTGATGAGCGAATTGTACACTGCACTGTTCATAGCATACGGCTCACTCTTATCACTGGCACATTCGATGGTAACTGCTCTCTGGTCATTGACATTACTGGATGAACACCAGCTGCGATTCTTTTCCTCGACACAAAGCGATACACGACCATCCGTGCCGATGCCGTAGTTACAGCTTGCCTGACGACTCGTGCTGGTGAAGCAGCCGCAGATGCTTTCTGCAGAAAGCTGACCGACCACACAATGCGGTGTGATGCGGTCAATGCTCTGTGTTCTCTGCCCAGAATGGTTCGGGGAGAGTTTGGTATAAACAACGAGTGGACTATTGGTATATCCCATAGTGATTCCCTCCTGAAAAAAGTTAAGGCCCGGATTGCTCCGAGCCTTGTGCTGTGGTTATTTTGTTGTCACGGGATCAGCAGTTTCATACCGACCCGGATGGCATTGGAAGTCAGACCGTTCAAGGCACGGATGTCCGCACAGCGATTGCCATCTCCCAGTTCAGTCACCGCAATCTTCCAGAGGTTGTCGCCGGGACGGACCTCATAGATCTTGCTGGCAGTGAACGCATAGGTGTCCGCGCTGTTCAGAACATACGCCACACCATCCTCCGATTCCGAGCACTTGATCTTCAGCCAGCCATCGCAGAACTGGATGATCTCCACAAGGGTGTTCTTCTTGTAGACCGCTACGATCTCCGCATCCAGACTGGGGTTTTTGCGGATATTCATGAGAGTCTTGAGCTTGCCATAGGCAATGGTGGCCGGAAGCTCCTCTGCGGTCGGGAACTCATTCTCGTCCACAGCGGACTCCTGATTCTTCTCCTCGTCAGACTTCTCCTTATCTGCTGGGGCATCTTCCTTGGGCTGTTCCTCGGTTTCCGGCCCTTTTTCCTCTGGCTCATCCTGTACCGGATGCTCCTCTTCTTCCTCTGCTCCGGTAACAAGCACAGCTTCCTCCGGGTAGATCACATTGCCGTCATTGTCGAACACACGACTGCCGGGATTCTCATCGCACTTGGCTTTTGCGTTCGCCAGCAAACGGTACGCGCCCAGCTGAGATGCCTCATCCTCCCAGACCTCACGCACACGGTAATAGCCAGTCGTCAGCTTTGCGGGATACTCTTTCTTACTCATAATGTTTGCCTCCTATAAAATTCAGAGAAAGGCTGTTACACCTCTCCCCATTGGTTACTCGTCCTTATTCTTTTCTTCCTTCAGCTGCGCCAGCATCTCCTTGAGCTTGTCCGGCACCGGCAGACCGATCACTGCTGCATTCTCCAAACAGCTCAAGCCCTCATTTGCCAGATAGAAGAACACCACTGCGGTACGGATGGCCGCGCCGTTCTGGAGGATCTGCGTGTCGATGATGTTGGCGATGCCAACCAGCACAAAGATGCACACCTTCTTGGCGATACCACGGAAGCCGACCGCAGAGGACAGTTCGTGCTTGATGGCTGCCGCCAGCACGCCGGTGAAGTAGTCGCAGACCACAAACACCACCAATGCATAAAGGAAGCCATCAAAGCCACCGAAGAACCAGCCCAGGAAACCACCCAGACCTGCGAACATCCACTCAATCTTGTCGATCACATTCTGCATAATCTTACCCTTTCCGCCCTTTTGGGCATAAAAATAGACGGTCGATGCCGCCTTGTGTAAAAACTTCTATAATGAACACCGTTTAACAGACAAATATAACCCCTGTCTGCCATTGACGATGGAGATTTACTTGCTGTCCTCGGTCAGCCATGCACGGATCTGGCAGTAGTAACCGTCTGCCCATGCCTGATATCCTCGTGCGGAAGGATGGATGCTGTTGGTCAGCGTCCGGCTCGTTTCCGTAAAGCGGTTCGTCACAGGCTTGTCTGCATACGGGAATGCCAGACGGCGGTCAGTACGCAGACCATGTGCAAAGCAGGTCACGTTCTTATGGTACTTGCCAGCATCAAATGCCTTGATCAGTGCGAGGTTCAGCGTATTAATGCTCATATGGAAAATGCCCATGCTTGCACCGCACTGGTAGGAGTAATCCGAGCCGGGACCACAAAGGCCAATACCGACCTTGCAGTTCGGGAAGCCGGTTTCCTTATCCAGCAGCGCATCAATGAACTGCTTTGCCTGGTCCACGAACTTCTGCACTTCTGCCTCGGTGCGGTACAGCGTACTGCCCTGAGACACATCATTGGTGCCAAGTGCAATCAGAAAGTAATCGATGCCCTCATAGCCGTTGGTTTCACAGTACTTCTGGAAGTCCAGCCGACTCTTGAGCTTATCCCAGAAAGCATTGGTCTTGCCGGCGTAGTCGCTGTCTGCCAGATACCGGGCGAAGGTCCAACTGCCGCGCCCCTCATGCTTACCACCGTCCGGGCCTCTCGTGCCGAGCTGATGGATCACACAGTCGCCATCCTCTGCCAGCAGCCGGTACACTTCCGTTGCCACATGACCATTGTCCACGAGAGAATCACCGCAAATGCAGACATTCTTCGTGAGCTTATTCTTCAGCTTATGGTGGACTTTCACCTGCACCGCTTTGGAAGAAACGATGTGGCAGTCATTCTCATCCAGACGGCGAACCGTCAGGGAGAAATCCGAGCTTTCAGTGGTCGGGGTGTAGTTCATGCAGTATTCGTTCCGGGTCAACGTCGGCGCATTCGTACCTTTGGCGAACACATACAGATTTTCCTTGCCATCATGCCGGGAAAGGCAGTCATAGAAGATAGACAATTGCCGCCCCTCCATGCAGTCCCAATGGGACGGGGTCACGATGTCATCCTCTGTGTTACCCGATACTGCTTTCTGAACATAGTCAGTAATACGCTTCGGGATAAAGGATGCCTCATTGTCCGCAAACAGGTCACCAGCTTTGTATTCCTTTCCGTTTACGATAAAGGTCACATCCGGGTTGATATGCGGATTATACAGCTTGCTCAGATACCAGCTTGCGATATAGAAACCGTTCGTGCCCAGCTTTCGGAACAGGCTGGTGTCATACAGGTTAATGGTCTGCGTACTGGCATCGTAAGCGAGGATACGCATCGGCATTCCATAAGAACCGGCCGTATTGAACGCCATCTCCACCGGGTCACTTGCGGTGATCCACTGATAGTGGAACGTATCCGGCACACCCAGACACTTGGAGCTGACCTGAATCGTGCCAGCATTCTGATCGATGGTGATTCCACCACTTGCCAGATACATGTGCCGGGAATCGCGGCCGGCAAGGTCAGAACGAATCTGCTGGAACTGGTTCGCATACTTTTTCTCAATATAAGAATCACGGCGCTCCTCATCGAACAGTGCACCTGCCTTATACTCCGTACCATTCAGTACGATGCTGAAGGACGAGCCCATGTGCGGATACCAGAAGTGATTCTCATACCATGCGGCGATATAATAGCCAAAAGCTCCCAACGCACGGAATTGCGCAGTGTTGTAAAGGTTGATTTCACCCTTGGAGGAATCATAGGCCAAAATCAGCATGTGGTGCTTTTCTGCTTCCTCGCTGTCCAGTATCGGCACAGGCTCCTCACCGACACTAATCCAGTAGTAGGTGCCGTTATCCACCGCAGCAAGAATCCGTTTAGTGACCTGAATGGTGCGGTTGACGGTGTCAATCATGAGCTGACCCGTGGAAAGGAACATCTTCGCCGAGCGGTACTTGTGCTGGGTCACCGCATTATAAGCAATCTTCGCCGGATTACCGTAGTCGATGCCGTTGATGACCGTACCGTTGTTGGATGGAGCAGCATATACGACATTACCATCATAAAACACAGCAAACACAAAACGGTTCCGGGTGAACAACTTGCCCCAGTCCCCATCGGTATTTGCCACCCTGATGACCGGAACTTCAATCTTCGTTCCAGACTCGTCCGCAGATACTTCCTTGCCATCATAGTAGACAGCCCACCACTTTTTTGTGGAGAAATCCACCGAAATGCTGCTTGCATCAGTCAACAGCGTCTGCTCATACTGAGTACCATTCGGGCGGCGGCAGACATATACATTCTTACCCTCCGGGAAGGTAACGGTCACCTTACTACCCGTAAACCTGATGTCCACGCTTCCGTTCATCCACTGCCAGCTAGTCGCGTAATTCGACAAAAGATTCAACGGGAGCATATTGTCGTAAAGGTATACAGAGAGCTTCGGCAGCAGCTTTTCACTAGTAGTAATGGAAATGAAACGGGTATTCGGGAGCAACGTGATCACATAATTGTCATAGACTTTGTTATTTTCTGCCCGGAAGCAGCCGCCGAGGAATTTGCGATCCATGTCATAGCAGACCACATTGTTGTACTCATCACTGCCGCTCATATAGCCGAACTGACCAGTCACCAGAATGGAATCACCACTGACTGGGATTAGATGCGCCACACGCCAGCTCTCAGACGCAGTAATGTAGCCGTTTTTGTTCACATAGCCGGCATTCAGATACCAGTTCTTCATGACATCCTGCATGGAACGCACTCTGCCGATGGCTCGGACATTGTCGCCTGCCGTGCCATAGGTTTTTCCGGTATCATCCACACGAGCATCCACCAACTCCTGCGCATAGTTGGCATTTTTGTCCGTAGATGCCTTGACATTGGCATCAATCTGGGCTTTCAGCGTTTCTGCGGTCTTGTCCATTTCTGCCTTATTCGCAGCAACGGCACTGTTGGTGGCATCCACTTTCTTCGTGATATCAGCCACATCCTGCGCAGTCTTTTTCCGATGAAGTGCCATCTGCTCCGAGAACCGGGAACACATCGCCCAGTATTTCTCCTGCGACAGAAGCGTTCCGGCCGGCACAGGTTTGCGGCTGATATAGCTGTCACCCGTTGCTTCCTCATATACAATGGTCAACGGTTCATATTCTTTCGTTTTGTCCCAAACACCATCATGGTGCGGAACGATACGATTGCCGATATATTCCGACATATTTTTCTCCTTTCCCGGCTGCATCAGCCGTTTGCAAACTCTACGACCAGTCGTCCGTCATCGTCCATCGAGAAGATGAGCTTCAGGCCATCTTCCGTGGTGAAGGCAAGATAGCCGTCATCCGTGACCGTGCAATTGAGCAGATTCTCGATGAACTTCTGGATGGTACTGGACTCCGACTTATCGCTGAAGCCAAGCCCATCCTCCGACACAATGGCAAAATAGCCATCGTCCGTGATATATACTTCCAGCAGTCCTTTGCGGATGGCTTCCACCACACCGGCATAAGTGTAAGTGGCGATCTTACCGTTGTTGATGGCCGCCCGCTCCACTTTCAGTGTGAGGGAGAACGAGCCAAGGACATCACCTGCTGTGCTGAGCATAACAATATCCAGCGGAAACCGTCCTGCCTGCGCGGTCATGAAAGCCGTAATCGTAAAGACGACCGCTCCATTTTCGACAAATACAAGGTCAGTTGCCGTTTCGCTGGTGTAGTGAAAAATCGTACCGTCCGGTCTGGTGCCGGAACAGGCTACGATGCAGTCCTGCGGCACAGAATACTGCACGGAGTTGTTATATAGGACACAGCGAACTTTCCGTGCTTTGTTGTCATACTGCTTGACCGGAACTGTCACCGGGATGAGATTTTCCGTCAGCGACAGCTCCACTTCCTGATAAATGCTTGTGACCATTACGCGCCCCCTCCTTCCTCGGTGTCACCTTCTTCTTTGTCTTCTGTATCTGGAATCTCTGGCTCTGTGGGTTCCGTGGGCTCTGGATCAGTTGGTTCCGGGTCGGGTTTCTCCGGCTCATAGCCAACCGTCTGCCACTGCTCGCCATCCCAGAGCTTTAACCGCAGGTTCTTCTTATCGACCCAGAGGGTATCGACTGCCGGGGCTTCCGGTGTTGTTTCCGACACAGGGATTCCCGTGTTTCCAGTTCCATACCGCTTGTCCAACTCCTCATACAGCTCTTTGGACAGCTTCTTTGCTGTTTCATACCGCTGATCGAGTGTTTTCTGAAGCTCTGCAGAAATGGCGGTCGACGTTTTGTACCGTTCATCCAGCTCTTTCAGTAAATCTTCGGAAAGCTCTGTTGCTTTCTTATAGCGGTCGTCTAGTTCCTTGAGGGTCTGTTCCAGCAGGATTGCTGTTTTGTCTGCAGTATCATCTGACTCCCAGCCATAGCCCCACGTCTTACCACCATCGGTAGATACAAATAACCCGGCAGAGCTGTTTTTCCACGCTACCGTAGACTGACTCAAAGCTCTGGCATTGAACGCATAGCGGACAGTGTTGCCTTTGCTGTCAGTCTCATTTTTATAATGTAGTCCGAACAGCGCAGCAAAAAGTGTACCGTCATAGATGATCGATGCTGTGATTCCACCGACCTGTTCTCCCACAGCTGTTTCTGCACGGATTGCAGTGTCGTAAGCAATGGTCGCTGTATTCCGGATACTGTTCAGCGAACCTGTCAACGAGGAATTCTGACTGCTGACCGTGGAGTTCGACAGCGTGATGCTGTTATACCGTTCCAGCAGCGAATCATACTCGGTTTCCGTGACCTTAGAGCTGACCTCGATGCCCAGCTTCGAGATATACACATGGACGGTATCGCAGAGGGAAACACGCTCCGCTTCCACAATATCCTCGTATCCTGGTGTATTCCAGAGCTGAACAAAGTCGATTTTGATGTCAATCTCCGGCTCGGTCAGGTCGGTCGTGTCGATATAGTTCTGGGCAAATTCTCTCAGTGCGTCCTCCGTAGGTTTCTCCTGAAAGTCACTGGTGCAGTCCAGCACAGTGATTTTCTGATATGGAACAAACTTCTTGCTCATCAGCACTACCTTTTCCGGCAGTTCCATGACCTCCTGTGTTTCGCTGTCCACCCAATACGGATGCACACCTGTGATGGTGTTCTCGATGGATTTTTCCATCTTGAAGTCAGTCAGATTCTTGCCGTAGGTGATGTGGACATTATGATCCGCACCTCTGGCCTTATGGAACTTGACCAGATATCTATCCCACTCGAATTCTCCATCGAAGGTATCCAGCACAGAAGCATCCATGCCGCCCAGACAGTTACGAAACGAGGATGGAACCCCCAGCGTAAAGGTTGCACTGGAATCCACATCCGTCCAGACATCGAATGGGCAGTCGGAAGCCGCATGACTTTTCAGTCCCTGCATTGCTCCGATACACCCGGTCACTGAAAACGGGGAAACTGTAATAAAGTTGAGCTGATAGGAAATGTGCCGTGCCTGCACTTCCAGTTTCCCGTCAATGGGAGTGGTGATCTTGTAGATACGGAACGGCTGGCTCTGCATAGTGTCGGAGGGCTTGGCGAGGATGATATTCCCCTCCTCCAGCATTTCGGCATGGATACCATCTGCCGGACAGACCAGCTTCAGCTCATAACTGCCGTTTCGCTTTTCGGTCACAGTACAGGACTGTGTGTCGGCCAGCTTCCCGATGCCGTTATGGGTGAACTTCATTTCTTTGGAATCATATAAGCATGGGATCACCGGCCTCATCTCCCATCAAAGCGTCCACCAACGTGGAATGACCTCCACTGCCGTAATACCGCCTGTCCATGTGATCTGTGTCTTGCCCTCCGGCAGTTCTGGAAAGTCATTCGAAAGAATGGTTTCATTGCAAAATCCGGTAGCATTGTAGGCATTGTGCGTTTCACAGTTGAGCATCACATAGTCCGTGATGCTGTGAATGGTGATCTTCTCTTCGCCCACATACAGCTCACCGCCGCTGTCTCCATAGACCTTGAAGATGGGCTGTGCAGGGAAAGCAAAGGGATTTTTGAGCGTTGCTCTGCTTTCCAGCCGAATGCTTCTCTGCCCCTCTACACTCCACCGCTGGGGCTTGCAGTTAAAGGTTAGCTCCATTTCCGCGGCTCTCTGGGCAGTCACATCAAAGGCAAGGGCATCTTTGCAGACCGCCATTCGGAAGAAATCCGGGTCGTAGGTGTCCTGCAATTTTTGATACCCCACCGGCGAGAGCAGCCATGCCTTGACTGCTGCGGTCTTGGCCGGCAGGCCGTTGAAGAAGAAGGCCTTGTACTTGATATCCACATTCTGATACCGACGCCGTCCGGCTTTTGCCTTTTCTGTGATAATATCTCCATTGCGGCCGGGAACCGAGGTGGTATCCACATCCGCAGCCGGAGAATCATACACACCGGGACCAGATAAATATAAAAGGAAGTCCTTGCTGGACTTCCCTGCAAACGACAGATACTGTCTGGCATATCTGCCTTTAAGCTGAAACTGCGATACAGTCTGCTTTGGGGCATTGTAGCCCATACGCATCTCCCCCTTTACTTGAATACCGAATCATCTTCATGAATCATGCCGTTGATTTTATCGGCAACGGTCTGTGCCAGTTCATCATCGTTCCGGGCGTTGTAACCGTTGACCGTGATATACACACCGCCAAGGTTTGTCGTCCGCGTAGTGTTGCCTCCGGCCAGTGCCGCCTGTGGGAAGTTCCATGCGAAACCGTCAAAGTGCGGCAGGGTCAGTTCCGGCAGGCTGAAGGAACTGATGCCCGCCATTCCTTGCTGTACCTTAGATACCATAGAGCGGACCTGTTTCAGCAGACCGCCCTCGCTGCCCTTGATGCCACTCGTCAAGAGCTTCATAAAGTCCGGCATATAGGTGTCAGCATCAGACAACGGGCCTTCGTCCGGCACAGAGAAGTGAAGGAACGAGCGGATTCCCTTTGCTACGCTCTTCACCGCACTACCGACCCAGCTCACCCCTTTTTTGATGCCACCGGCGATACCACCGACGATATCCTTACCCCAGTTCCAGGCAGACGAGGTCACATTCTTAATGCCACTCCAAATAGACGATGCCACGCTGCTTATCGCAGACGCCGCATTGGAGATTCCGTTCTTGATCGCCGCCGCGCCCTTCGAGAATACCGATGTCACTTTGTTCCAAATATTCGTCACACCCTCACGGAAACCATCGCAATGCTTCCAGAGAGCGGTCAAACCAAGGCCGATACCGCCGACTGCCGCGACTGCGATGCCGGCCGGACCAGCCAGACCCGCGAGTGCTGTACCTGCCGATGCGAGGAGGCCATCTGCTGAACTTGCCACGCCAGCAAGGGCTGTGCCTGCGCCAGCGGCCAGACTGGAGACGGTAGAGCCGACTGACCCGAACAGACCTGCCAATGCTGAGCCGACCGACCCGGCGATGCTACCCAGCGATGAGCCAATTCCGGAGAGCAATCCGGTCAGGCTGCCGCCCAGACCTCCAAGTTTGGAGATCACACCGGACGCCAGACTGCCGAGGCTCGATAGGATTCCGCTACTGCTGGAGCCGAGGCTTCCCAGTTTAGAGAGGATGCTGGAAATTCCCTGCCCCAGACCGCCCATTTTAGAGGTCAAACCGGAGATTAACTCTCCGAATTTGGCTACGATCTGGCCGCCATCCGCAGTACCGATTTTCGACAGGAAACTGCCAAGGTTAGACAGCAGACCACCGCCATTCTCTGTACCGAGAATGTTGCCGAGGTTCTGCATCGTACTTCCGAGATTTCCAATCGTGGTCTTCATGGAGCCGATCTTGTCCACAATGCGGATGACGCTGTCTACCGTATCGCCGATTTTGCTGATGCCATTTCCCAGATTTTTCAGGAAATCAGAGTTGAAAGTGTCGCCGAGACTGCGGATTGCACTGCCAAGTGAACTGGTTTCCTGACTCAGTTCACTAATGGAAGATTTCATATCCGCGAAGCCCTGCTTCACTTCATCGCTCATGTTGCCGACTGCTGCCTTGGTGATACCCTGCAGGTCGGTCCAGAGCTGCTGGAACTGCGTCTTCACGCCGGAAAGTCCGGACATGAGCTGCGATTGAATGCTGCGACCCACGCTTCCTGCCGCCGAGCCGATTCCGCGTTCGCTTCTGTGAATGGTCGTTGCAAAACCACCGACTACAGAATCCATCCAGTCGCTCAGAGAATCGACGGGAGTGGTCAGATTGTCACTCATAGACGAAGCCAGACCACGCACCGCCTTCACGACAACACGGACATTTTTCTTAATTCCGGTCGCCAGCAGCTTCATGAAGTCGGGCATATACTCATCTGCATCGGAAAGTGGGCCTTCATCCGGCACAGAAAAGTGAAGGACTGAGCGGATCTTATCTGCCACACCGGTCACTGCATTTGTCACATCCTGAATCCGTGACTTGATGCCCGACACGATGTTTCCGATCAGGTCAGAGCCCCACGAGAACGCCTGCCCTATCAACCCCTTGATGAACGAAACTGCATTGTTGAATCCGGTCGAAATCGTAGTCTGGATGCCCGAAATTGTGGACGAGATTCCAGACTTCATAGACTCGAATGCACTTGTCGCTGCCGAGCGGATTTCGTTGCTGAGATTCGTAACTGTGGATTTCATGAAGTTCCAGCCGGAAGAAATCACGGACCGGATGCCCGAAACCACAGACGAAATTTTACTGCTAATAGCCATCCAAATAGACGACACCACCGAATGGATTGTCGAGAGAGTAGTCGAAATCACATTCTGGATTGCCATCCATGCGGAGGTCATCCGAGTCTGGATTCCGGTCAGCAGCGGCGAGAGGAACGATACGATTGCATTCCAGATAGATGTCACCGAAGTCCGGATTGCCGTCAGCACCGTAGAGATCGCCAGCTGGATGGCTGTCCATGCTGCCGAGAAAACCGACTGTAGGCCAGAAAGTAGGGGTGTCACAAATGCAACGATAGAATTCCAAATCGAAACGATTTTCGAGTGAATTTCCGTCAGTGCAGCACCGACCAAAATCTGAATGGCCTGCCAAATCGTCTTGAACAGGTATTGGAATGCCTCCAGCAGAGGCTGGATCGTGGTGTAGATTCCGGACCAAACCTGCAGGATTGTCTCACAGATGGAAGTCATCACAGACGAGATTACAGTCGAGATTGCCATCCATACACGCACCACAGTGTCGTGGATCACGGTCAGTGCAGACGAAACCGACTGCGAAATCGCCGTCCATGTCGTGCGGAAGGTCGTCTGGATCGAGGTCAAAATCGAAGTGAAGAATCCGGAAATCCCCGTAAACACAGAGATTGCCACCGAATGAATGGACGAAGCCGTATCCGAGAAAAATCCGCTGATTCCACTCCAAATCGACACAAAGAACTGCTGGATGCCGCTCCAGACAGACTGCCAGCTTGTACCGAAGAATCCAAGGAAAACATCCAGCGTATTCCGCAGAGTCGTAAGGGTAACAGAGAGAATCGAGCGGATGCCCTGCCAGATTCCAGAGAAAATACTCTTTGCCGACTCCCACGCTCCACGCCAATTTCCGGAGAAAATGTTAGAGAAAACATCGAGCAGACCGACCATCGAATCAAGCACGACGCCGAGGATAGTAGAGATATTCTGAAATGCGCCTTCGAACAGTGGGGCCAGCAACTGACAGAATCCGTTCCAGATTGATTGCAGAACCTGAGTGATATCCTTAAAATCAAAGCCGAGTGCATTGATCCGCTGCGTCAACTGGTCGCAGAAGGCTTTCACTTTGGATACGATATCGTTCCAGATGCCAGTGATTGCTGTACGGAATTCCTCGTTTGTATTCCACAAATCGAGAAATGCTGCTACCAGTGTACCGATGACCGCGACCACCGCCACAACCGGCCCGGATAGGCCGCCCAGCACTGCGCCCAGTTTGCCGAATGCACCGCTGGCACCACCCACGTGGGTAATGAGCAGCCGGACACCCTTTGCGAGAGAACTGAATCCCCGCATCGCTGTGCCGACCGTTGATATGGTCTTACCCAGAACAATGAGCAGCGGACCAATCGCAGCTGCCAGCAGCGCGACTCGGATAATCACCTCTCTGGTGCTGTCGTCCATGCTGTTCAGCTTATCAACAAACTGCTGCACCGCCGATACGATTTTGCGGATGGTCGGCATCAGGATATCGGCAAAAGAAATGGCCAGCTCCTCCAACTGAGATTTCAGAATGGTGAGCTGACCACTTAAATTGTCCTGCATGGTTTCTGCCATGCGTTCGGATGCGCCATCGCATCCCTCGATTGCACCACGGAGTTTATTGATATCCCCCTCGCCGGCATTCATCAGAGCGAGGAAGCCGGACATTGCATTCTTGCCGACCAGAGCTTCCGCATTGGCTGCCTTTTCGGATTCAGACAATCCTGCAAAAGCCACACGGCAGTCTGCAAGAATGTCATTCAGGCTTCTCATACTGCCGTCTGCATTGCTGGTAGCAATCGTGACCTCACCGATGTTCTTGCCGACAAAGGTCACATCACCGGCAAGGTTGTTCATAATGGAACGCAGAGAAGTACCAGCCTGCGAAGCCTTGATACCGCTGTTTGCCATGAGGCCGATGGCTTCTGCGGTATCCTCTGCCGAGAATCCCAACGCGCCGGCGATAGGCGCACAGTACTTGAACGTCTCGCCCATCATGCTGACGTTGGTGTTCGCGTTGGAAGAAGCTGCCGCAAGGATATCCGCAAAATGACCGGAATCTGAAGCCGACAGGCCGAAAGCGGTAAGGGCGTCCGTGACGATATCCGAGGTCGTGGCGAGGTCTTCACCGGAAGCGGCCGCGAGGTTCATAATGCCCTCAATACCAGAAAGCATATCTTCGGTGCGCCAACCGGCCATCGCCATATACTCCATCGCGGAGGCGGCTTCTGTTGCGGAGAATTTGGTCTTTGCGCCCATCTCACGGGCTTTCGCACGGAGTTTGTCAAAGTCAGCCCCGGTCGCACCGGAAATAGCAGAAACCTTGCTCATCTCAGCATCGAAGTCAGCCGCTGTTTTCACTGCCGCTGTGCCGAGGCCGGTCACAGCTGCGGTCACAGGAAGGAACTTCTTACCCACATTTTCGACCGAAGAGCCAAGGTTCTGTAATTTTTCGCCGGCCTCATCGATTTTGGCAAGGGTCGCGTTAGTGGTCGCCGCCTGCTCCTGCAGGGATTTCAGATTCTGTTCTGTCTCAGCAATCTCACGCTGGAGAGCATCGTACTGTTGCTGGGTGATTTCACCATTGGCAAGCTGTTCATTGGCCTGCTGTGCAGCGGTCTTTAAGGTTGCCAGCTTTTCCTTGGTGGCTTCAATGGCATCCTTGAGCATCTTCTGCTTCTGGACGACCAGTTCAGTATTCGAGGGGTCCAGCTTCAGGAGTTTGTTGACATCCTTCAGTCCGGACTGCGTCCCCTTTATTGATTTGTTTACACCTTCCAGTGCTTTGGAGAGCTTTGTGGTATCGCCGCCGATTTCAACGGTGATGCCCTGGATTCTGGATGCCATGCGGGTAACCACCTCCTCGTGGGCATGAAAAAAGCCCATCTGCACGAGGCAGACAGGCTAAAGCGGTAAAATAATATACTCGTAAGTTACTAACTCGTGAGTTACTTTTTTTGGGAAGTGGGCTTGCAACTTAGAAATTTACAAATCTTTCGTTGCTATAAGCCGAAAAAAGAGCTATACTTAAATTGAAAAATTGTACTCAAAGGAGGTATGCTCTATGAGTGAACATCAAATTGATATTGCCGATATGCAGTGCTGGGTTTTCCGTATGGCTCAATCCAAGTGGAAAAAGTCTCCTGAAGCCTGCGCGAAGATATTTCAGGATAATGATGTGTTTGGATTTATCGCCAGGTGTTACGACTTTCTCCATTTAAGCAGCTATGAGTGCGCTTTGGATGATGTCGAGGAAATGCTGAAAAGCCGAGGTGTTGCCGTATGCTGACATTAACAAACGGAATGTTGCTCTATCACGGCAGTTTCATCCAGGTGTCCGAAATCGATCTTAGCAAATGTAAACAAGGCAAAGATTTCGGGCGCGGTTTCTACGTCACAAGCTCCTACAAGCAGGCTCAAGGTTTTGTTCCTCTGTCTGTAAACAAACAGGTAAACGAAGGGAAACTGCCTTCTGGCACAGCATCCGGTTACATTTCTGTTTTCAAACTCCATTTAAATCCCGATATCGCCATTCACCTATTCAATGCTGCTGATAGGAATTGGCTCCATTTTGTTGCTTCAAACCGTAGAAGAACCTTGTTCCCAGATGTCCGGGAACAGTACGCCAAGTTTGACATCATCGGAGGAAAAATAGCCGACGACCAAACTGCCCGCACTTTACAGCTTTACACCACACGCGCTTATGGTGAACCCGGCTCTGAAGATGCCGATAGCTTTGCTATCAAAATGCTACTGCCGAATCGCCTAGAAGACCAGTTCTGCTTCTGCAACGAAAAAGCGATCCAATCTCTCGAATTTATAAGGAGTGACAACTATGACTTCAAGCACCTATAATGTCAGTGACGAACAGCGCGAGTCTTGTGCTGTAAATGTCATGCGGGCAATGCTCGAAGATTACTGCGCCGAATCGGGCATCCCCTTTGATCAGGCATTCTTTGAGTTTTCGACTTCCCCTGCTTATAAGGAGTTGTTCGATTATTCTACTGGCCTATGGATGGAAGGCCCTGATTACCTTCGCAATGTCTTTGAAGATACACGCAAACCCACCGATTCCGCTTCTGCATGAAATACTTAGTTGACTATTTACACCCAATCAGCTATAATTCATTAGCGATCAGGTTTCAGTAACCTTGCGAGGTCTGAGACCGGGAAGATGACCTCCGGGCCACCTTCTTTCTCCCCCAGTTGTGCACGGCTGGGGGATTTTTTATACCCTGCTGTCAGACGACTGTGCTTATTTCGTTTGCAATATAAGCACGGTCGTCTGTTTTTTCTTTAGAAGTGGTCGAAGTCCGACTGACTTGCCAGCTCTTTGTACGGATAATCGTCATTCTGTCGCTCCGTGAACATATCATTGACCAACCCGATGGTCAGCAGGTCGAGGTCGGCGATGCTGATACCGAGCTGCACACAGCGCAGCAGAAAGAGCGGGGTGGTCATTTCCCGCTCACTTTTGCGAGGTTTTTTCGGGATTCCACCTCGGTCTGCACATTCAGGCCCCACAGTTCGATCAGCTGGGGCAGAATCTGGTAGATGGAGAAGGTGTTGAACTGGTCAAGGAACTCCTCCGGGCTGTCCGGCATATTCGCAGGGTCTGCATGACGGGCCATCAGCCATGCCAGATCCTCGAACATCTCCAGACTGAACAGATCAAGGTTGGAATTGTCCTCGTCGTTCTCCCCCACACTCTTTTCCAGCTGGCGCAGGTCTTTGTAGATGTCGCGTCCGAACTTGATGCGGTACAGGCGAGGCACAGCGGCACTGGCCTTGAAAGTGACTTCTTTGCCATCGATCTCGATTTTCTTCGTAACTGCCATAATCGTATCCTCCAAAAATTTCATGTAAAAGTGGCAGAGCCGAAGCTCTGCCGTATATCGTGTTTCTTACTCAGCCGGGTCGATGCTCACCAGAGCATTGCCACCGCTCACAGTGGGCAGCTTGCCATCCCACTTCTGAACTTTCTGATACTCGATCAGCGTATAGGACAGACTCTCTGCAATCTTGCGGTTTGCCTCGGCCTGCGCTTCTGCAGCAATGGAAGTCTTCTGGGCTTCAGCCTCCGCATTGGTGATTGCCACCTGCTTGTCAGCTTCTGCCTTGGCAATGGCGGCTTCGTTCTCAATCTTCTGCTTATCGGCGTTCTGCTGTGCAATGGACTTCTGCTGGATTGCGTCGTTATAAGCATCCTCGAAATCCATATCGTTGATTACGACCTTGTTCACAAACACAACGCCCTCGCCGTATTTCTGTTCCAGCGACTCTGCCAGCTTCTGCTGAGCCAGAGGCTCAATCTTGGTACGGTTTGTCACTTCATTGGGACCAAGTTCTGCCATCGCAGACTTGATGGCAGATGCCACCAGTTCATCACCGACCAGATTCTTGATGTCGGACACATTCGCATACAGCCATGCGCTCTTCTCAGGAAGTACCTGATAGGTCACAATGACATCAGCGGCATACACCGGAGTCTTGTCGGAGGCTTCACCCCAGACCTGCGCCTCGATGTGCTTATCCTGCTGCTTGTTGTTGACCTTGTGGATGCTCTGTACAAAGGGAATGCAGAAGTTGAGCTTGCCGCTCTGGATGGTGGTTTCCTGGATCTGACCAAAACTGGTCTTCACGCCAGTGTATCCGGTAGGGATGATGCTAAACGAGCAGACGGCCAGAAAGACAACAAGAATAAATGCAAACAGCGGAATGATCTTCTTCATAGTTTTGTTCTCCTATTATAATAGTGTAGGCAGAGTCGAAGCTCTGCGGTGTATAAGTGTTTCTCAGCCCTGCGGCTGCTCTTCGGTCTGGCCGGGTTCAGCGGTGTCCATCGCCTCCGCCTGCGGCTCGTAGACGGCATCGTACCACTTGTTGTAAACCTCATCGGTGGTGTTGGTACCAGTCTTGGCCTTGACATAACCGTTTGCCAGAGGGGTCGCCTGCAGGCTCAGCGTTTCGGTCTTGACCTCTTTGCTGTCCTCGGTGGTCTCACCCTCAACAGCAGGGCGGCTTGCCACACAGTTGTAAAAGACATGACGGGTATGACGCTGGTCGCCATCGAACTCGAACAGGAATGCGAAATGCTCCAGCTCCACGTTGGCGTTCTCTGCCAGAACACCGTTGCCATCCAACTCCTCGTGCATGATGTCCGTGAGGAAGCTCTCCGGAACCAGTGCGATTTCCAGATCACCTTCGTAGCCGGAGTTGTTATTCACAACATAATAGGCAACATTATCCGCGTAAAACGGCTCGATCTCGCCATTGGCATCCATCGACAGGCTGACTGCACCGGGGATGCGGACCGGCTTTGCATAGGTGACACTGCCATCTTCGTCAAAGGTTGCCTTGGCATAATGGCAGTTTTTCAGGCCAAATTTGACCTTATTGCTTTTCTTCGACATAGGTTACCTCGTATAATAAAATAGTAG